TGTCAATGATGTTAGCTAGCCCTGCGGCGGCTCAAGTAACCCCTAATTTTACTCAGGGGTCAATGCAATCCACTACTACTACCACCATCGACATCGAACGAACAATCGAAACCGAGATCATGGGTGGTGATTATTCATCATGGTCAGGAACAAACGTAACCCCAAGTGGGGATATTTTGGACGATTCTACAACTTATTCTGTAACCACTGCTGGGGAACAGTTCCAATTGGAAGTAGTAACCCGAGCAGCTGGAGTAGTCGAAACAATCGACATCACAGAATCAATCGACCAAACTTCTACTACTACATCCTTGTCGGTCTTCTCTCAGTAAACCCTGTGTTTGCTAACGAAGACCCAAAGGTTCAAAATACATCAAACCCCGTAGCAGCAGCAACGGGAAATGTGACTAATCAGGCGGTGCAATTCCAAAACAATGGAGCACCATCTCGTCAATACTTTGGTCCCAACAATAGCTGCAATGGAACAACAATGCAGTTTAGCCCGTTTTATATGGGTAACGACACTATTCCTCATGATTACACTGGCTATGTACGTAGCAATAACTACGGCATACAACTGAATTTTGCTGTGCCATTAGATGGTGGCATGATTGAAACCTGCAAAGCTATTGCACGTAAACATGAAGCCAAAATGAGGTTAGATTATGAACTTGTTCGTGCACTTAAGTGTACAGAAATACATAAAGCTGGGTTTACTTTTAGACCTGGCAGCCGTGTAGAGGTGTTGTGCCACGACATCATACCTATCGTTTCTCGTCCATAATGATTGAAGCAGGAATCTCTGTTGTCATCGCAGTCTTTGCTGGTGGCGCAGCACTTAACAACCGACTCCACAACCGAATAAATAGTGTTCACGAACGTGTTAATTCACTTGATCGTCGTCTTGATGGCATTGAGCTAAATGTAGCTAGTGATTACGTCAGGAAAGCTGAGCTTGCTGAATTACTTAGCCGTATGGAAGATCATATGGTTCGTATCGAGAACAAACTAGACCAAATTGTATTAAAACACGTTTAATTATGGCTTATCAACTTGTAGATACTTATAATGATCTTGTCCTTAGTAATTATGCTAAAAAAGCTGATGCTGAAAAACAGCTCGGCAGAATGTATAACGAACCAGGTGAGACTCGTTATCTAGTTAGATCTACCCGTACTAAGAAAACAGCGGAAGAAGCTAATGTCGAAAAAGAAAGCGACTGAAGACCAGTTTAACGAGTTGCACGGTTTGGTTACTAAAGAATTCCTTGCCCGTATTAAATCAGGTGAGGCTACTACTCAAGACCTAAAAGCTGCTTGTGACTGGCTTAAAACTAATGACATCAGTGGTGTTGCCTTTGAAGGCAGTCCACTTGATAAGCTTGCAGCAGTGATGCCTACTGTTGATCCTGAAATTGTACAGCGTAAACTCTATGGCACGAAGCTCTAAGTATAGCGGCGCTAAGTACGCCAACGGTAACTATAAGTCGTACCAAAAGAAGTACGATGCTAGTAAAATGCAGATTGCAAAACGGAAAAAATTAAACGGCAAGAATAGAGAGGCTGGGACTTATGGTAATGGTGACAAAAAAGATGTTGCGCATACCAAATCTGGTAAAACCAGACTACAAGCCCAAAGCAAAAACCGTGCTGCTAATGGACACGGCAAACGTTCTCGCTATTCATGACCCCACTACTTCCAACTCCTGACGATTACCTCTACAACTTAATAGTTATGACCTCTCCAGAAGCCAAGCGCCTGTGGAGGCGCTCTATTAAGGAACACTTTGACCATACATGTATTTATTGCGGAAAAACTTATGACCTTAGTCAGTTATCTATCGATCATGTTCATCCTAGGGCTCGTGGTGGGCAGGATGTCGCAACGAATGTCGTATGTGCCTGCACCCGTTGTAATCAGGAGAAAGGAAGTACCCACGTCCTTGAATGGATGAGGGAAAAATTTGGAGTCAATAGGCTCCGTGAAAAAGTTTTATTGGAGCATATTGCTTAATGATTAACATAGACAAAGGTTCTGTTAAATGGGGCTCTTCTTTTGTAGAAGGTGTTAAACAAACGCTTGGTCAAACATATGAAGCAGTTAAAGAAACAGTGCCTATTGTTGGTCAAGTCGAAGAATTTTACGCTGGTAGCAAAGAACGTGCACAATCTAGGTTGCTAGAACGCGGTTTTACTCCAGAACAGATTCAAGCAGCTGATGTTGAAAAACAACAATACACTAAAACAGGTGAAGCTACCAGTCAATTTCTTGACACTGTAAGTGATGTTACAAACATTGCCCCGGAATTAGTTCAAGCTGGGGCTTTTGTTGCCGAATCCGTGCTTGATGCACGAATGGCTGGTCGTATGACGCTTGATACAGCTAGGGGTGCTGCTAGGTTAATGCCAGCCGAACCTGTACAAGCGTTGACTGTTACAGACCCACGTTTTATTGCTAAAGGTGTGGCACAAGACGTTGCACAAACACCTAAATTTGCACCTGCTGTTAAAACCTACACAGAACGTGGGCAGGCATACGCTGATGCAGTTGAGCAAGTTCAAAGTAACTTGGCTTCTGGAAAAATTAGCGAAAGTAGACTTAAAAAAACCTTGGCTAAGATTGAAAAAATTAGAAAAGGTGATGCATCTACTTTTGAGTACGACCCTGCTAACCCCTATGCTTATAGGGAAGGTATTGAAAGCTCGTTTAACCCCTATGTATCCACACCTGAATACACAGGTTTGAGAAAAGATGCGCCAAGAGGTGTCGTATCTAAACGTGCTAAAGAAGTACAAGTGGACGATCCTTATGAAGCTGGTCGTAAAGCTCAGCAACACCATATCCTAGCTAAAGCAGAAACTAAACCTTTTGCTGATACTTTAATGGATTTGATTAAAAAAGGTGTTGCAGATGAGGATGATCTAGTCAATTTTTTTGTCTGGCCTGAACAGTATGACATGTTCCCAGGTAACGTGCTAAACAATCTACTTGATATGGGCGAAATAACCCACACAGTAGCTAAAAAAGACCCCATGGCTTTGCATAAAATTTTGAAAGAAGCTGGTCTAGAGTTTGGTTCTGGTACTGAAAAACAGATCATTAAAAATTACGGGCTAGATAAAGTCACCAATACTAATGAACTAATGCAAGCATATGATAGGTACCTGCAAGAAATTGCTATACCTAGCAAAGAAATTACTTACAAAGTTCATGATATGTGGTATGACAAAACGGTTAAACAACTAAAGGGTGCAGAATTGAAAGAATTTAAAGAGAAATACTCTAAACTTTCAGACCCACGCAAAAACCGCTAGAAGCCCTTTCCACCCCTTCACGCTAGATTGTACCTATGAATACTTTAGACCTCCTTAGAGGCGATTTTAAGCTGTTCCTACAGGCTTTGTGGGCACAGCTAGATCTACCCAACCCTACACGTGCGCAATATGCTATCGCAGACTATCTTCAACATGGACCTAAACGTCTTCAAATTCAGGCTTTCCGTGGAGTTGGTAAGTCGTGGATCACAGGCGCATTTGTTCTCTGGACTCTCTTTAACGATTCAGAGCGAAAGATTATGATTATCTCCGCGTCTAAAGAACGTGCAGATAACATGTCTATCTTCTTACAAAAACTTATTATTGAAACGCCATGGCTTTCTCATTTACGACCGACTGGAGACGATGCAAGGTGGAGCAGGGTAAGCTTCGATGTGAAGTGCTCACCTCACCAGGCACCAAGCGTAAAGTCGGTGGGCATCACTGGACAGCTGACCGGAAGCCGCGCAGATTTAATGATTCTAGACGACATTGAAGTTCCTGGTAACTCAATGACGGAACTTATGAGGGAGAAATTACTACAACTTTGTACAGAAGCTGAATCTATCCTTACACCAAAAGATGATTCACGTATTATGTACCTTGGTACCCCTCAAACTACATTTACCGTCTATAAGCGTCTTGCTGAGCGGTCATACAAGCCTTTTGTATGGCCTGCTCGGTATCCACGGAAGACATCAAACTATGAAGGTCTCCTAGCACCTCAATTAGTAGATGATATTGATCAAGGTGCTGATAAATGGGATCCAACAGATGATCGCTTTGATAATGATGACCTGATTGAACGTGAAGCGTCAATGGGTCGTAGCAACTTTATGTTGCAGTTCATGCTCGATACCTCCCTTAGTGATGCTGACAAATTTCCTCTCAAATGTGCTGACCTTATCGTTACCTCTGTTAACCCTAAGTCTGCTCCTGAGTCCGTCATCTGGTGCTCAGATCCAAAAAACGTTATCAAAGAATTACCAATTGTCGGACTACCTGGAGATTATTTCTACAGTCCAATGCAGTTACAGGGAGAGTGGGACTCTTACTCAGAGACAATCTGCAGTGTTGACCCGTCGGGTCGTGGATCGGATGAAACAACAGCAGCTTATCTCTCCCAACGTAACGGTATCCTGTACTTGCACGAAATGCGTGCTTACCGAGACGGATACTCAGACAAAACATTACTGGACATTCTAAAAGGTTGTAAAAAGTATGAAGTCACTAAGCTTGTTATTGAAACTAACTTTGGCGACGGTATTGTTAGCGAGTTGTTCCGAAAACATCTCCAACAAACTAATCAAAGATGCGATGTTGAAGAAGTCCGAGCAACTGTTAGAAAAGAAGATCGAATCATCGATTCCCTTGAACCCGTCCTTAATCAACACCGACTCGTCGTCGATAAATCCGTTATCGAATGGGACTTCCGGTCTAACCCCGACGAAGCTCCTGAACGTAGACTGATGTACATGCTCTTCTACCAAATGAGTAGAATGTGTCGTGAAAAAGGTGCAGTTAAACACGACGACAGAATTGATTGTCTAGCTCAAGGCGTTAAATACTTTACAGATGCAATGGGTATATCAGCCCAAGAAGCTATCAAAGAACGTAAACGTACTGAGTGGAATGCTATGTTAGAAGAGTTCTTTGACGACCCCCAATCCTCTGCAAATCACATGGTTTTGGGGATGAATTACGACCAAAGACAACAGTCTAGAGGTGGTGGTAAGAACTCAGTCCCTAACTGGGTTTAAAGGCGATGGCGGACCTATACAGGAGAAGGGAAGGGTGGACCCAACTTCTGCGAAGGAAGGAACTCGGCGGTTGTCTAAACGACAACCTTCCTCCTTCCTTCTTATCTGATGATTCGTTTCCGTTCATCAATTAAGTACTACCACCAACTACGTTAACCACCTCTTACATGTATCATACAGTATCATTAGTACATACCACCCCAGATGCTGAGAAGCTTATTGCCTATATGGCTAGAGTGTCTAACCCTGATAATCAGGATAACCCCGAGTCAGAACGTTTGATTAGGTACTTGATTAAACATAAACACTGGTCACCCTTTGAAATGGTGAATATGTGTGTGAAGATTGAGACAACCCGAAGTGTTGCTGCTCAAATACTTCGTCACAGATCCTTTAGCTTTCAAGAGTTCTCTCAAAGATACGCTCAAGTGGCGGAACCTGCCGCTATCCCCCAACTGCGGAGACAAGATACTAAGAATAGACAGAATAGTATTGATGATCTAGATTTTTATACAGTTAAAGACTTTACCATTAAAATTAATAGCTTGTTTGAACTTAGTGAAAGCCTATATAAGGAGATGTTGCAAGCAGGTGTAGCTAAAGAGTGTGCAAGAGATGTACTACCCCTCGCAACACCTACTACAATGTACATGAATGGTACCCTACGGTCTTGGATACACTATATTGACCTTCGTACCGCTAATGGTACCCAAGAAGAGCATAAACAAGTCGCAGAAGGCTGTAAAGCTGTCTTCCTTAACCAGTTTCCACTGATTGCTAAGGCTACATGGTAGCGGTAGGTACCACTATGGAATCCTTAATCCTGTTTTTTAACATTTGTACCGCTAATACAACTAGTTTGTACAGTTGCCTACGTGTTTGGGAGTATTTACCTGCATACGTAGGTGACTATATTGAGTTTAAGACGCGGAAACCGTATTGGAGGGAGAAAGAGGCGTTAAAAAATGACAGAAATTTGTCTGACCTATCTTATTGAGAATGGTTCTCATTATCCCCCATAGGGGGTGTCTCCCCGCTCGCTTCGCTCGCTCCGATAAGCAGTGCTGATCAGTGTGCCACTGCGCAAACCGGTTGGCTGGCAGAGCGAGCGCGTAGCGCGAGCGGATGCGACGTGTTGCAGTTATTGAGAACGATTCTCAAAACATCTGTCTGCGCATATTAGAACATCTTATCAATAATGATAAGCAGTACTAATCGTAGAACGCTTGACATGCGCAGTGATCCGTGTAATACTATGTGTATACCAACGGAGGTGCACTGACTAAACTAAAAGACACAACATTTATCCTTGGCGGTAAACCTATGCGTTCGCTGCTATGGTGTAACACACAGAAACGTGCTAAGCGTAACAAACCTGCCAAACTAAACGGCATTGTTGTAACTAACTCTATTGAGGTATTTCATGAACTCTAGACAGAATCTTTACGATCAAGAGGTAGACGTGCTGTGGTATGGTGGTATTAACGACTGCCACAATAATGACATGGAATTTAGTTACTTTGCAGCGTACCTTGAGGCAATCAATCACGAGTGTGACGACTGGCAAAGTGCACACTGACGCTTGACTTTCCACCAAATCCGTGCCATACTAAAAGCATGAACAAAACACAAACCATCCGCTTCAACTCCCAAGGTGTGTACGCTTCTGATTCTCGCCTTGCTAGCATTGCTGCTGAGTGCTTGGCTGCCGAGCGTGCTGCTGTTGCTGCTAGTCGTGCTGCTCATGCTGCCGGTGCGCAAGAATCCACCTGGTTAGTCAACTGGTAAACTGTCTACTATCGCTTGACTTCTCACTCATTCTCTGCCATACTTAGTTCATGACTTACACACGCGATCAACTCATCACCGCATTAGTTGCCGAGTATGAGTATCTATGTCATGACGACTACGATCCTGACACCGACATGTCACCTGACGAGCATCTCAGTTATCTGCAGTCATTGTCGCTTGACGATCTCATCGCTGACACTGCTACTGATGACGAGTTTACTCTAGACGACTTCATGTCACGCTATCTCTAACGCATCGCGTTGCTCTGCTGATCGTTACACTGAGCGCTTACTAGCGTTCTCTGTAGCTATCATTGCTACTCTATTCACTTCATTTCACATACACAATGTTCATCATCCGTAATTCTTCCTGCTGCGACGGTGTTGCTGTTGACTTGCTTACTGGCACTGCTTCAGTTCTTTACACCAACGGTGCTGTGTACAACTACACCAACGTGTCACGTCGTGCTATTGCTAACCTAATGCTTAATCCTAACATCTCCCTCGGTTTCTGGATTAACGCTAACTTGGTTGATAGCAAGCGGGTTGAGTACACACAAACTTACGACGCATTGCCTGCCGGTTGCTGATGTTTACCTTGAGGGCATTCGTGCCTTCAATGTAGACTTCACGTCTACGTTATTCACCTTATTTTACATTCACATGTTCTTTATTCCTGCTGCTCGTAACTCCATCAAGTCGTCTTCTGTTGAGCAACTTGAGATCTCTCCTGCAACTAACCAAGCATTGGTAACATTTAAGGGAGGTAATCAGTATCTCTACAGCAACATTGCTGAGGATGCATTGTTCGACGTTATCTTCTACAATGTCAAGTCATTTGGCAAGTGGGTTAACGAGCACTGCAAGAATGCTGATGATGTATCTTGCTTCCCGATTGCTGCCTGATTATTGTCACTCATCAAACAACACATTCACAACATCATGACTCAAACTACGTTGTCACCTCTCCAGGAAATTGTATCCAACATTATTGAGACTGATGCTGAACATCTCATCGATATGTTTATCAATGAGTTGCGCGGTTATGGGTTGGATGATGCAGACGATCTAGAGAATGCGTATAGCGGTTGCTTCCCAAGTGTGGAGGCATTCAGTGAGAATCTAGTCGAAGATTGTTACGGACACGAACTCGACAACCTGCCAATCTTTTTGCAGTCAGCTGTTGACTACGAGATGGTATGGCACCAGAGTTTGCAATACGATTACTTCGAAATTTACTTTAATTATGAGTATTATTTCTTCAATCGTAACGTCTAAGTAACAAATAGGCGGCATTATTGTCGCCTCTCTTTTGTGCCCACATTCATAACACATTCACCAAGGACGCAGCTACATGTCCACTGTTTACGTTCTCCGCTATTCTTTGCCGTACGAAGGTACTGACATAGTGTCGGTATACTCTACACTACGCGGTGCAATGAACCGTCTTGAAATAATGGATCTACATAACTCTTTCGATGAGGATGAGTCTGTTACCATTGAGTGTCAAGAGATCATCACTGAAGAAGTATCACTCGAACGTCTCAACAACACCCGCGCACACTACAAAAACAAGGAGAACAACAAATGATCTGGACTGAATCAACCA